TGAGCTCGACAAGCCGAACAAAACGTTTAAATTGCTTGTCGGCGAGCCGGGAGAAGAAACAAACCGGCGTATAGCCAAGGTGTTTAGGCGCCTTGGCTTTTCTGAAAAATCTGACGAAGACAATCTCCCCACCGACAGATTAAAACCATCTGTCAACTAGAAAGGGTTACACGTGTCTGCAGAAAAGTTTCTGACCAATATCGCCGCTGCCACAGCCGCGTACGCAACAGCTGTGGAAAATGAAATGACGCTCGAAGACAATCGAATAGGCGTAAAAATGGCCGCGGTTAGTCGGATTATGACGGCGGGCGACAATCCGCTTACCGGAAAGCCACACAGCTTTTCGAGCGCGGAAGCTCTCGTGAATACTGACGCAGAGTATTCGGATTACCTCGGTAAGATCCGCGAGGCTACCAAGACGCGTATCCTAGCGCGTGGTACATATGAAGCTGCTCTTGCCGCCGCACAATTGACGGCAAATCAGAAATGAATTGTCTCGACATTTCTGTGGGCGACCGCGTGAAATTGTTGCGCATGCCCGACGACCCCGATCCGATTCCGGTGGGGTCTGTCGGGACTGTGCGGCTCATTACAGATTTGCACTTTCGCGAGGCTCCGCAAGTGCAGTTTCTTATTGCCTGGGACAACGGCCGATCGCTTAGCTGCATTTGCCCGCCTGACGAACTGGAAATCGTTACGGACGAATACCAGATTGCGGAAGAAGCTGGTATTTATTACGTAACGCGCGGAGGTAAACCAGTTATGCTGCCAAAAAGCGACGGCACAGAACTTCGCGCTGAGTTTATCAATCAAGAAGCAGCGGAAGCGTATGTTCGTATGATCGCGTGTGTTATTAAAGAAAATGCGCTACGAGAAGAACTTGACTAACTTTAGCAGGTTTGCGCCAGGGAGGTTTCTCATGTTCATGGACGATCAGCAAAAAAGCGACAAACCAAAAATGTCGCAAGAGGCTCGCTTTAGACGAGCGGTGCGTTTATTTGCCGAGCTGCAAAAACAAAACTTATGCAGAAAGTGCAACGCCGACCAGCCAGATGACGCGCACGCCGCCATGCGTAAATGTCGCTGCGGGCGCCCAAAGCAATTGAGCCAAAACCTCTGTTTTGACTGCCAAGACGCGCTGTTAATATTGCGCGCGCGGTATACAGACGCTGCCGGAACGCTCTATCCAAATAAGTCGCCGCCGCGTGTTCTGACGCAAGCAGTGCAACTGCCGCAAGCTGCAAAACGCCCAAGGCATATAGACCTATCCGACGCGTCGTTTGACGACGTCGTAAAACTGTACGAAAACAATCAGTAACCGAAAAATCGGTTGCCCATGTCGTCGTCTGCCCAATCTTCCGGGTTCTCAGCGACAGCCTGCTGTCCGCTGATGCGCCCGAGGCCGGCTATTTCGGCAAAGTTGGGCCAGGCTTGATTGATGTGCCAAATGGCGGCACATCCTAAATTCACAGCTTGCGCAAAGTCGTCGCTAAGCAGTGTGTTTCTTGTAATCGTGTAGATGTCGCCGCCTAGTCGCGATTCGGCTTTGTTTTCTACAAGCGCCAGAAAATCAGATATTAGGCCGGGACTGTCTTGCGACACCCAGTCGTATTTAAAGAACTTGATCTGCTTGAGTTTAATCGCTTGGCACGTGTAGAGCAGCGATCGCGTCTTATCCAACGAATAATGTTGTCGATGATTAAGGGCAGTCGCCGGTTTGAACACCATAATGTCCTGACTAGCCGCGCGTACAAGCCTAACGGCCATAACGCGGTCGAGGTTAAACCCGGCTTGAACCATAACTGTTTCGCGCACAGTACCGGCGCCAGTGTAGTCGTGAGCGACGTAATCAACTTTGAAATAGTCCGCCCACTTCATGCACTCGACAGCTTCGGCAAGATGTTCCGCGCCAAGCAAAATACGTTTGCCCCACAGAACATCAATTGTGCCGTCATTGCCGAATCCAAGAATAGTAATAACGGTAAATGAAATTCCTTCTTCACCCCCGCCGCCCCAGTCGATAGCCATTACGCGATGTTTGTAGTGTTTTAATCGATTGGTTACTTCAGGATCGGGTTCTTTTTTGTTCTCCCACGGCAAAATAGCTGCGTCGCGTAATTCGGTTTCTGTGATTAATTTCTGGCCGGAGTCAATGGATTCGCCCATGACTTCGTTGTAGAACTGCGCTTGCGTCATGTTGCCGAAGCCCTCGCGCTTCATCAGCAGCGTGCTCCACTTTTCGGGGTCGGCAAAGTGGAGCGGCAAGATAATTTGCGGCACATGATAGCCGGAAAACTGCCAGCGCAAATCCGGCTTGCGATGAACCCAACGCCCATGCCGCGGATTAATTGGTTTTCGGCATTTCGCGCAAACTGTGCCCGGATACTTCTCGCTAATGTGAATATTGAAGTCGCCGATCATAGCGTCTAGATCGTGATCGAGCGTTGGTATGTTCCAGTGACGACACGACTCGCAAGGAATAAACCACTCAGCACCACTCGAGCGCTTGTACGCGCCCTCGAGCGGGTTGTCTAGACTTTTTGGCGTCCCGGCCATGTGCAAAATGGCGTAACGACTATAGGACATCGTTTCCTGAATAATTGGAATGTGATCCGGATCCATGTCCTGAATCTCGTCCATGACCACGCGGTCTGTACTGATACCGCGGACTCGGTCAGCGTCTAATAGCGCGAAACTGAACAACATAATGCTTTTGTTCTTGAACGAACGTTGAAGCACATTGTTCTCTGTATCTGTTCCGCACCATTGATCCTTAATCGGAGATTGGTCGATGAACGATCGCACGTAGTTGTTACTGAAACGGCGAATCTGCTCGTACAGTGGCGTTACGTAGAGAGTTTTGAAAAACGGCAAACAATTCGCTAGCACTACACCGTGCGCCGCAAGCGATGTCGATTTACTAACCTGGCGCCCGGTTTTGAGCACCATGTTTTTGGGCATCAGTAAACGGAATAAAGGAGCAAACGGGTAGTGCTGCGTTAAAGTGTATGGCTTGCCGTTTAAATTAAGCACCAACGGCAGCAGCGGTTCGAGCGACGGGAAGAACTTTTTATTAGCGAGTTCCGTCAAAACAGCTGACCGGGCACCGAATGCTTGCGCATCTGCCTGGTCAATATTGAGCAATTCCTGAACAAGATCGTTAATGCCCTTGTCGGGTATTTCTAACGCTTGTTCACGCAGCAGAACGTCACTCTGCAAAGTATTGGACGGCATATGGGTCACTACAGCGGAAAAAATTATTATCGCGGTAAAAACGACGCAGATCTTCAATGGCTCGAGGACGGAGCAAATCTGGTAGTTGCCTTATTTGTTCACGGCATGCTCTCATTTTTATTCGGAGTAGCGCAAATTTGTGTAGTGCTGTTCAAGCTCATCACCTCTGATAAAACGAGTTAATTCTCGGGATCAGGTCGTGGTGAGCTTTTAAATTGAACTCACCACGGCCGTTGTCCCTAGTTTGAAGATAGCCCAGTGCCCACGCTAAAGCCAGTTTAGCCAAACTTTTTTGGCTGCAACCAAAGCGGGGTCGTTCGATGAGTTCTAACTCGGGTGGTGAGACTTTTGTTGGATACGCAGGTTTAGCCGTTATTGCTGCAATCGCCGGCTTTCCTGCAATGGGTTTCGGAGGAGTTGTCGCGGTTCTCGGGATGATCTATTTTGGACTTGTGCTGACTAATGGCGCGGGAACAGCCGCAAAACGCCGGCAACGTAGGCGCAAATAATGAACGCATTTGATTTTGTCGCAATAACGCTGGCCACGGGCGCGATTATTGACGTCTGGCACAACGGCAGTATATTCGCGGTATGGCGCGCGTATGCCCAGGCAAAAAACGATGTCGCGCGAGCTGGGTCTATTACCTGGCTGTGGACAGAACTGCTTAATTGCCCGTTTTGCAAAAGCTACCATGTTCCGATTTACTTATACGCAATCCTCTTGTCGGCTGATTGGTTTGGGAGTATTGTATCTGTAATCGCGCGCGTAGTCGTTTACGGACTAGCCGCGACAAGGCTGTCAAATATTATTGACGGCATACTTCCAATAGGGATGCGTTATGACAGACCAGTCGAATTCGGAAACGACAGTCTCGGCAGCGAAGATTGAAACAGAGGAGCTGCCCTGCGACATAAAGGTCTTCAAAGCAGCGAACGAGTTTGCTGAAAACCTCATTCGCGAAGTGCCGGAACTGCAGGCTGTTGCGTTTATTCCGTTGTGGGCGCCAAGCCTAGCTAATGTGCCGACTGGGTTAATCCGTTTACGAAATGAAACACCGCCGTATTTAGCGGGTTTGCTGCAAATGCTGGGACAGCTTACGGCGTTTGGCGTAGACGTGCACAAAGACATGGTAGCGCAATTAACGGCTTTCGACAAAATGGCCGGCGAACTAGTTGTAGAGCTGCACGCTAAAACAGCAGAGCTACAGGATCTAAATCAAAAAATTCAACAAGTGAATGCCGCAACAAAGGAGGATAAATGACGATCGCGGCCACGTCGAAAGACGACCAACTGTTAGCTGCACGGTTGCGCGACTATTACGCTAACCTGCCTGAAGACGAAGTGCGACAAGACTTGCAAACCAAGTACGGCGCTGTATGGAATGCGGAAGAACTGCTATCTGAATTCGCGGTTTCTATTTTTGATGAGCTTGTTTTGCGCGTCATACGCAAATCAGACGGTATCCGCGGAACTGTCGCGTATGTGGACGCACCCCGGCTGTATTTCGCGTTTGAGCCCGAGACTGCGGCAATATCCGCGGAAACTTAGGCAAAACAGCCGCAAAACAACGATTGCGTAAAAATCTTAGCAGGCAGTTGAAATTCGCCTGCGCACCGTGTATGGTGCGTTAACCATCAGTGTTCTGCCGCTAGGCAGACTGCATTTTTGAAGGAGGCCACATGGTTAGGCAGACGAATCTAACTGGCGCTGAAAGTTGCTGGGAAGACGACGCAGACAGCGAAGCTGACTGCGAAAAGTTTCTGCAAAAAGCCGCGCGAGCGACCATTAATACCGCCGCCGACGAAGACGACGAAGATGAAGAAGACGAAGATGAAGAAGACGAAGAAGACGAAGAAGAAGATGCCGAAGATGCATCTGACGACGAAAACGCCGATGTCGGCAACGAAGCCGACGAAAGCGTCACAGTAACTGCAACGTTGCCTGCAGCCGATGCAGACGATTCGAGCGAGTCGTTGCCAGAGGCTGCCCATTCAAAGGGTAAAAAAATGGCTAAAGCCAAAGCTGGTGGAAAAACAAAAGCTGATTCTATTCGCGAAGTGATTGCCGCCAGGCAAGCTGCTGGCAAAGATTTGCGGCCGAAAGACATCATCGAGGCTCTGGAAAAAAAGGGCATTGAGGTGAATGCGTCGCAGGTCTCGATTACGCTTCGTGCTATGGGCGTGCCTGCGCTGAGAAAAGGCGCCGGCGCAAAAGCTAAGACGCCAGTAGCTGCCGAAGCAAACGACGAGGAACCGACAAAAAGCCGGCCTGCGCTAAAGACCCGCGCGGCAATTGACAGCAGCAGCGACGACTCGGCAGCCGGCGAGCTCTCGCACACGTCCGAGCTGCTAGAAAACGCGGCGGATTTCATGCACGCAGCCGGCGGATACGAGCGCGCCAAGGCCGTGCTCGATATGTGCCATCGGGTAATCCAGCGCAGTTAGTTGCGCAAATTGCCTAAATTCTCCAAGCCCCGGCGCAGACCTTGCTTTTTGGCAAGCAATCTGCGCCGGGGTTCTTTTTTAGATTAATACAGATATGCACGCCCATCACTTGAAAGGCTTTCATGTACCTCTACACATCGTTTGACGCGGTTACTAAGCAGCACACGCCTATTGCCGTCATGCCAGCGTCGCGCGGCAGGCCTCCAAAAAATCACGACGAAATCGAAGTCGGCCCGCTAGGTTTTTATTTCGCCGTCGTGTCGGCTGAGACTTTTGCGGCGCACAATCCGAAAAATCCAACACGGCTAAAGTCGGAGATCGCGGCCGGGAACATCAAAACAATCGGCGACGTGCTGCCCGACTACGACGGCGTAATGTGTCTGAGCACCGCGATTGTTCGGATGATTACTGATTTGCCGAGCACTTTCACAGGTTCGCTGCTGGCAAACGAATCGCGCGCTATTTCAGCGGTAGCTGACGGGCTAAAGCACGCAATATATTCCGACAATTACGGCGAAATGGCTGAAATCATCAACCGAAATCGCCGTATTCTGAACTGGCTGCTAGCCGGCAAACCTGACGGTATAGGGTGGTGGCATGACGCCGCGACGCTTGATCGCGCCGGCGAGCCAGTAGTAAGCAAAATTGACGAAGAAACTCTTGACGAAAAGGCAGAAAAAGCAGAACAAATGACTGCTACGACTGTAAGTTTTGGTTTTGGGAAAATGTCGGGCGATACGCCAGAGTTGAAAATCGCGGCAGAGCACGATCGCGAAGAAGCGATTGCAAACGGCGTATTTATCCCTAGCCCGGATGATACCTACATTATCAATGAGCAGGTTGCACAGCTGTTCAAGATTCTGCAAATCTCGCGGCGTAACTGCCCGCAAAACGTTCGACTGCTCGGCCCTCACGGCTGCGGTAAGACCGAACTGGCTATTCAGTTTGCCGCGCGGCTCAAGCTGCCACTGCTTATTATGGACTGCGCCAACCTTCGCGAGGCCCGCGACTGGTTTGGCTACAAGGGCGCAAAAGACGGCACGGTTTACTGGCACGAAAGCCAGTTTGTCCGCGCTGTTACTGCCGGAAATCACGTTATCCTTCTCGACGAGCTCAATCGCGCAAATCCGCATCTGCTCAACACGCTGATGCCGCTGCTCGACGCGCGTCGATTCACGTATCTCGAGGAGAAGGGCGACAAGATCTGTGTTGGCCCGGGTACGGTGTTCTTCGCGTCTATGAACGAAGGCGCTGGTTATACCGGTACGTCATCGCTCGACCGCGCCATCCGTGACCGCTTTCCGCGCGTCATCGAGATGTCGTACCTCGGCGAAAAAGACGAGATTAAACTGCTGACCCGGCGCGTTGGTGTCAGCGACGATATCGCCACCCGACTTGTCGGTATGGCTAATAAGATTCGCCAGGACTCCACGGGACTCTCGGCTACGCTCACCGAAAGTTTGTCAACGCGTCAGCTTATCGCTGCTGCGCACGACTTTGCTATCGGCGGCGTCGACACGCTGACGTTTACAATCAGCAATCATTTCTCAGCCGACGGCGATGACGATAGCGAGCGCGTCCGCGTTCAAAATATCATCCAGGGCAAATTTGGTGACATGTTGGCGGCCAAAGCGGCTGCCGCAACGAAAGGGGCGTAACTAATGGGTTGGGAAGAACCAACAATTTTTGACGAACAGCCGGACGACGACAAAAAGTCCGGCGCACGCAAAAAATCGTCCGAGCACAGCAAATTAAGCTGGTGGGCTGAATTTGAAGAAGACCGATACAGCGATACCGGGTCACGCCGGGATTCGCGCGGCTCGGCTGATTCGTATTCATACCGTAGCGCTTTTGACGACTCGGACGAAGCTTGGTATCGGCAAAGCAGTTTTCGATACAGCTCGTATCGCGACTATTCGCCGAGCAGCCTATTCCGCAGCTCGTTTTTATCGCCTACTTGGACATATCAAAATCAAAGCAGCGATACCAAAAACAAAGCTATCCGGGCTTTGCGCACGCTCAAACGAAATGCAAATACCGTGGCGAACGCCGCGGCAAAAATTTCGTATGACGTGCAATTTAGTTCCGGCGCTGATAGCAATGGTGTGAGTTCAGAACTAGCTTCCGGCAAACAGCAGACAATTTATGTCTCGCCGGATGCTATCTGCAACGCCACCGCTGCGGCGGACGAGGACGAGGCAGTTGACGCGCTGACCGGCTTTGTGCTGCTGCGCGTGCAACTAGCGCAATCTGTTTCATCAAACGTTATTCGCGACGTCAATGAAACGTCAATGCGCGGCATGGCGCTAAAAATTGCAAAAGAACTTAAAGCCGATATTGCAACGGCAAATGCCGCTGATATTGCCGCCGCAGTCGTCAACGATTATTCGGCGGGCGTGCTTGCCAAGAGCATGCTGATGCGGCTGAGCCGGCGCGCTGTTGTAGAAGATTGGGGCGGGTTTGCTCCATACTTCGTGCGGCACGCAAAGAAATTTATTACAACAAAAGACGCGCTGCTTAAAGACACCGACGTATCGGCAGAAATTTTAGCGGCAAAAATTGCGTATAACATGGCTGCAGCGGAGGACGAGATCACATTGGATCCCGCGGTTGCCGAAATTGTAAACAAGCATCTCGGCGCGCAGTTGCCCGTTGAGCAGATTTTGCCTGCGTGCAAAACCTTGATGCACGATCTGAGAGCTTATGTCGCCAGTCTGGGCGGCGAGCTTCCAAAAGATTCGCTTGAGGCGGCGTTGGCTGGTGGTCTGCAAAAGATCATCGACGAGCACGCCGAGGAAGCAGAAAGAAATATGAAAGAACGCGACGCCATGCGTAATCATATGCAACGCGTGGCCAATGCAATTGATGAATTTGAGGCTATGAGTCGCGTTGAACAAGAATCTCCGGACGCGCGCCGCATTGCCGATGAAATACGCAAATCTGGAGAAACATGCGACGCAGATATGCTATCGCTGTTTTATGATGAGAAACTGGCTGACAATTTAGCGACAGCGGCAAACTCGCTTTTTGCCGCATCCAAACTGTCTCCGGCTTCGGAAGCGCAGGCCCAGCAAAAAGTCGCGGAGCTGCGCGGAAATATTGCTGTTAATACGGCGCATTTTGCCGCAAACGTGGAACAGCTAATTAAGCGCG